GATATCAACGCAAACATAAAGTCAGCAGTTGCAGGAAGACCAAACGATTCGGAAGTATCTTCAAGACCAGGATCAGAGTTCGTAAATCCAGAACGAGTTGTTTGTGTTGCAGATACCACAGGAACAGAGAACTCAACTGCCAGACCACGCAACTCTTCTGCGATTGCTTTGATATACGAATAACTGTTTACATTAGCACCTGGTTTGATTCGAGCAGATGAACAGATATTCAAGTAATCAATAAAAATGATATCGGGAACAAAACTTTTCTTCAACTGCAATTCATTTAACAACGCACGAAAGTGTAATGCCGATGCAGATGCAGTTGGATATTCTTTGATAATCAATTTACCTTGTGTCTTGTTCCGTAGGACTTCAAACTTTCTGTCATACTCTGGTTTTGTCATTGTCTGCAAATAGTTCATGTCCACATTCAATAGGTTCGCATCAATCCTTTCGGCAATGCGTTCCTCTGCCATCTCCAATGTTATATACAACACATTCTTACCTTGCGACAAACATCCTGCCGCAGCATGACACATGAACAACGATTTACCCACACCAGTTCCCGCCAAACATATATTCAACGTCTTGGTCGGCAGTCCACCTTTGGTTATCTTATTGAATAGGTCAAGGTCAAACGGTATTCTGTTTTCGTGTCGATGATAGAAGTCATATCGTGCATCCGAATCGTTGATGTAATCATGCCCTACAGTAGAGTCAAATGACACTCCAAGAGCATCACTGAGTATCTTTGGTATCGCACCTTTGGGTTTGGAATCTTTCTTGTTGTCAAGGATTTGAACTGCTTCCATGATAGCATTGTAGATTGCTTTATCTTGGCAGAACTTTTCGGTTTGATTAGTCAACCATGCCATGTCAGTTGGTTCATCTTTGTCGGAATGTATTTCACGAACAAGTTCAACGGCACTTTGAACTTCTGCTTCGGTTAGGTGTTTGGATTCTGTAAAATTAATTACAAGTGATTCGTAGGTAGGTAGGTTCTTATACTGATTGATAAAGTTATCTATTTCTTTAAATACTCTGCGTTCTGTTGTGTCCGAAAAGTATTCGTCTTTGATGAATGGTATTATCTTTCTAGCATAGTCCTCATTGTAAATCAGGTTCTTCAGAATAGAAGTTTCTAGTCGTTTCATTTTGTGTCTGGTCAAGTAGTATCTCGGTTAGTAGGTCACCCATAATTGTATGCAATTCGGGGTCGTTTGTCAAGTCATCAATGTTATGTTCGCCAGAATCAACAATGGTATATCCAAATCTCAATCTGGCAAACTCACCCTCTTCAACTATACCTGCTTTGCCATAGTGGTATAGAACTCCTGCATACTTGCCACGCAGGATTCCTATACCAGTTACAGCATTGTCATCTGAGTCAATGAACTTGTAATCAACATCTCGTTTAAGTTTCACTGGCTTCGACTTCCAAAACTGTATCTTTTCCCATAATGTTTCCATAGGTAATTTCATATCGTTTCCTTACATATTCTTTGAACTTCTCATTTACAAGAATATCATCCCAAAATTCTGCGGTTTGTGTATCATCAAATCGTTTCTTATCACCAATCTCTCCTGTCTCTTGATCCACTTTTGCATACCAACCATTTGATGGTTTGGATACAAAGTTTCCTTCAAGTGCAATGTCGAGCAGACCAGAGTATTTCTGAATACCACCATCAAAAGATACTGCAACTGGTATCTTCGACTTCTCACGAACAAATCGTGACTTCTCCACATTGATAATGAAGTTGTATCCTGTAATTTCGGTGCCAGTTTTTTCTTGCTGCCTTCCGAGAATCCAGATTGTATCTGCGGAGTAATACGAACCTGTACCACCACCAACGATGTCTTTGGGGAACATACCAATCTCTTTGTATGTGTGATTCACTACAATCATTGGAATGTCTTTGATAGTCAAGTGTGGTGTGACCATACGGAACAGCGACTTCATTTGTTTTGCACGGCTCATATCGGCAACTGATTTGCCCTCAAGTGAATCTTCTACTTCTTTCTTTGATGCAAGATTACCGATTGAATCGAGAATGATAATAACCTTGTCACCCTTATCAATCTGCTGCAACTGAACCATGATGTCATGCTTCAACTGCTCTACGTCAGTAATAGGAGTATGGAGCACCCGATTGGTATCAATATTGAATGTATCGAAATAAGATTGAGGAGTGCCAAACTCGCTATCGTAAAATAGAACAACGGCATCTTTGTATTTCTCCATGTATGCAGATGCCATCAATAAAGCAAATGCGGTTTTGAAATGTTTTGACGGACCAGCAAACATCGTTAGACCTGGTGTTAGACCACCATCGAGATTGCCAGCAAGTGCCACGTTAATCATCGGCACAGAAGTTTGTATCATATCTTTCTCAGTAAAGAACTGAGACTTTGCAAGGATGGACGAATCTTTAATCGTCGAACCTTTTTTCAATTTATCAAGAATACTCATTATCATTCCTCATTCATTTTGGTAATTCTGTCTTTGTGTATAACTTCGTGGTTGTCAGGCAATTCAGTCTCCTTCAATCGTAAAACTCCACTGCTAATAAGAGATTCTATACTAGGTGAGGGGGGTAAGTCAACCTTTTTCTTCTTGATTGCCTTTTTGGGTTCTTCAGGTTTTTCCTTTGCCTTCTTCAATGCTCGATAGGTTTGATTAGCAGCAATCAATAACAGTATTGCAAGTGGGTCAAATACAATAATAATAATGAAGATGACTAGTCGTACTGCCTTATCTATAATGTCTCTGTCGTGCGTACCGTAGACCACTTCTGCCACATATTTGATTGGTCCAAAATCAGATTCAGCCTTTCTAATTTCCAACGATACAGGCGACTTCTCTTCAATAATTTTTTGAATGGCCTTTTGCGACCCATCAATTTCATCAGTAATTCGTGTGCGCTCTTTCTGTTGGGCTTTGCGGATTTGGTTCGACCTCTCAGCTCCTTTCTCGTCCGCCGAGCGTACCATGATTTGGTCAACTGCCGCATCCAACTGTGAGAGATTTTTGCGATTATTCTCGATGGTTTCTTTAAGCGTTTTAATCTTTTCTTCATAAATGAATTCCTTTTCAAGCAGTGGTGCTAGACTTGTTGAGTGTTCAATGTGTGCTTTGGAAAGATAACCGAAGATACCCATCGATGTGATTGCCATCAGCAGTATCACAGCAACAAGAAAGTAGTAACGCATCATTCGTACACTAGCATTCCAGTTGTTATACAACCACGATACGGTTACGAGTTTAGATACTTCGAGTACCGAACCCATAATTATAATTGGCCAGTATGAACCAGGAAATATTTGTGCAAGACCCGCTACTGAATAATACGCAGCAACAATAGACAGTGCTATTGCTGTGAGAAAGGGTAGTATAGCATGTATCATCCGAAGAAACTTTCTAGTGTGTTGCCACTTTTTTCTGTTTCCCATCCAAGACAATCAAGAATAACTCTGATGGGTTCAATAAATGATTTCTCAAATTGAGTATCATAGTCGATATACTCTTGAATGTCAAACTCTTTAGGTAGTCTATTGGGAAAAGATATCACCGTATCCTTGATTGGATTAGGCATCTTCAACCATGCGAACTTCAACTTCTCACCCTCTTGAATCAAAGGATATTTTGTCGTAAGATTTTTTTCTCTTAGATAATTGTTGTAGAGTAAAGCACCTTTCACATGAATCGGTGTTCCCTTTTTATATAGGGTAGCAGAATCCGTGTATTGCTTCAATCCATTCACTCCACGTGGAAATGATATGTCTTCTACTGGTAGACTTCTAAACTCTTCTTTGAATGTAGCAATAAAAGTTTGAATGTCTTCTTGAGTTCCTGTCATCATTAGTTTTATCAACTCACGCATCTTATCACGCACAGCAGATGGTGTTGATGACTTAATCATTTCCAAACCCATCACTTTCATGTGCGGTTCGGAATACTGAATGCCTTCATTGTTATACACATTAAGAATGTAACGCTTCTTGGCAGTCCAGATACCTTTGTTTGCCAGAGCCTCACGTTTCATAATCATTTTTTGATCGTAGGCGTGAACATATTCCGCAAGTTCAGAATAACTCTTATCAATATACGGTTGTATTTTAGTTTCACATATCTTGTCCATGAAGGAGATAATCTCAGGTATTTCCTTCTGAGTTTTAATTGTAGATGAAACCAATGGTCCAAGGTTGAGATAAATCGAATCTGTGTCTGATGCGATAACATAATCTTTCTCTGTCTTTAGTAGTTTGTTTAGGTATACATTTAGTTTATTTTCAATCCAACGAATAGACAACTGACCCGCCATAGTAACAGCAAGTGCAATACGCAAGTCATAGAACCGAAAATACTGTGAACCCATCGCACCATACGCAGAGTTTAATGATACCTTCTTTGCCAACTGAAGATTATTATATCGTGCGACTAACTTGCTTATTTCTTTCTTCTTCTCTTCATCCTTTTCGTTTTCGTATTCTTGTTCTGCTTGAAGCATTAACTTCTTGAACTTCTTACGATCCTTATACATAATCTCCATCATCTCAGGCAAGAAACCTTGTTTAGTGGTTCTGAAGAACTGACCGTTTGGTGTTAGAGTCACACCATTCATTTCACTCGTATCAAGTTCTTTCTTCAGCAACACTTCAACATTTGCTTGTGGTGCAAGAGCAGTCATCACATCGTTATAGTCTTCTCGTTGAACCAAAGTTTCTGGTGAGATGTTATACTGGACAATCAAATGAGGATACAATGAATTCAAGTCAAACGATGCAACCCAATTGTGTAATCCAACTTGTGGGTCTTTCACATACGCACCCTCAAACGCAGAGTCTTTTCTGTTCTTCTCTTTTGGAGGAACAACAATGTTTCGTTCAATGAGATGATTGTATATCAACGAATCCCACATACGTGTTTGAGCAAAGACATCTTCATAGTTTGTCTTTGTGTCGTATGCTAGAGTAAGAGCCAGTTCAATGAGTTTCAGTTTATCTTCCAACTTAACAATCAGTTCAACGTCTTTGATGTTATAGTCAATAAACTTTTGATAGTTCTCTTGATAGAGTTGTGTGAGAGAATCATACTCATCATATGCAATTTTACCGATGCCAAGTTCTACTTGTGCAATCGCATCGAGTCGATATGATTCTTGTGACTTACCACCTGGTGCATACCATTTATACAGTTCGATATAATCGAGTGCTGCCACACCAGTAATCTGATGAACAATTTCTTTGCGTCCTTGAATCATCGTCTCACGTTTGTAGAGATTGTTCCACGGTGAAAGTTTAGCAGCCTCATCTTCACCCATAACACGTGTGATTCTATTAATCAGATAGGGGATATCAAAGAACTTAGTGTTCCAACCAGTAATGACATCGGGACAGTTTGCAATCCAATCATCCAAAAACTTGCGGCACAAATCATGTTCATCTTTACACTTGAAGTATATGACATTATCGTTGTGATTGACATACGTGCCGCAACCATATACACGAATGCCACCATTCAATCGATGAACGGCAATCGCAGTGATAGGTTGTTCTGCTTTGTTGGGGTCAGGGAAACCATTGTCCGAACCCACCTCAATATCCACAATAGCAATATCGATGTGATTGATATCCCAATCAATTTGACCAGGATGATTTTCGGAGATGAACGAATACTCAAATCTATCGTTGCCATAGATTTTAAAGTTTTCCACAGAGTCATACTGTTTGTAGAAGTCCTTACCTTCACGCATAGTAGAAAACTTCATCGGTTCAAGATGCTCACCGAACAAAGTTTTCCACTCAGTTTTCTTTTTGGAAGGAAGGAATACGGTAGGAGAGTATTTTACTTTTGTGCTAAATCTCTTACCGTTATTGACACCACGAAACAGTATTGAACTACCATAGATGCTGACATTTGTATAATATTTTGACATTCACACAGTATAACATAAGATTAGACTAATTTCAAGCCCGAAGAAGCAATTTGTATCCCACTTCCAAACATTTTATTGTATTGATTCAACAACTCGACCACTGGAGTATTGATGGTCAGAATATCTTCTTCATGGAATGAAATTCCAGTTTTGAATTCTTCTGAATATTCCAAATACGGAACAAATCCAATACCACCAGGATCAGTTGCAGAACGAGGGGGAACAGAAATAACTTGAACAGGTTCCGACACAGTAATACACAACTTGTCCTTGTAGGTTAAATCACCAATGATGGTCTGTTGTGTTTTGAATGTAATTAACTTTATCATGCTGCCACCCTTGTGTCATAATCCAACACACTCAAAGTTACCCATTTCTTGGGAAACAACATCTCACGACCACGAAAATCGTTGATGTCATAGGTTGGGTCATCAACCAGACCAATCAACTCGACTTTGTTGTCGAACTCACGCAGTGACAAATCATACTTGTATGCTTTAGGATAAGAGTTTTTTTCTGCGAACTCTTTGGCGATTTTTGATGTATTTACATTCATGATATATCCTATATTAAAAATTAAACTACTTGGACTTCAACACCACACTTTTTGAGAAACTCCGCACCACCATTTGCACGTGGATATGGATTTCTATAGAAGACTTCTTTGATTCCTGCTTGATGAATTATTTTTGCACAATCGAGGCATGGCTCATGCGTGACAAATAGAGATGCACCGTCAGATGAGTTGGTTGAACGTGCAATCTTTGCGAGAGCATTGGTTTCGGCATGAAGCACCTCACGCTTGGTTTTCTTTCTTGTCCAACCGTGAGCAGTTTCACTATAACCGAGTTCTTTCATTTGTAATTCAGTATAGTAACATTCATCTTTTAAAACATATTCGAAATACTCACAGACATTATCCCAACCTGATGGCATACCGTTGTACCCAATACCGATGATGGTGTTGTCTTTTACCACTACGCAACCAACATGAAGGCGTGTTGCTGATGATAATTCAGCATAAACTTCTGCTGCCTTCATGTGTGCTTCAATAAATTTAGTTTTCATAATAAAAGTAAGTGCTCACCTACGTATAAGGATTTTGGGAGATTTCTTCGGAAACTATTTCAATACGTTTATAGTGTCCTACATTCAGCGTTATAATTGGAATTTACTTTATCTAATATTTTGGTAAAAAACTCTCTCTTTTCTTCACAACTAGCTAACGATGTGAATCCATCATGCACAGTATAATTACTCGGTGTTGATAACCAAAATATTAAAATAAATTTAATCATAACATTACTCCAAAATCACTAGTGGGACATGAATTGGGTCACACGCATTCATCGCAATGAAGAACGGTAAGAACCTCTCACCTAAGAAACCAGGATAACGCCAAGGAAACGGTTCAGATGTTGTCACCTCAGTTGGGTATGCTTTCGATCTCATCCAAATATACTCATAAATCTCGAAAAGTTCACTTGCATATTTCTTGAATAGTTGCTTACGCATGATGTAGCAAGTCTCGAAACTAATTTTGTTACCATTGAACCAATCCATCTTGTCACGATAGTCAGGCATCGACTCGACGATTGCTTCTTTGAACAAATCCCAATACAGTCGTGGTTGTGACTGTAGATACTGCTCTTCAATCGAACATGGTAATGTAGTTTGTCTGTTTGTAATGACATCGTGCTTCTCAAGCAAATGCAGTGCTGCCATCTTCTGTGATTCTGAGGACAGTTTGTCGGCATTCTCTTGTGTTGGTGCCATGTTAATCTTCGCAGCATCAGTGTCAATATTATCCATCAACAGATAACGTCGATACGTTGTGCATCCAAGATAATCGAATTGACCATATTTCCACAACCAATACTCGGATGGTTGCTGACCCATTGCTTTTAGAAATTCAAGTTCAGATACATGACTATAATGATGCTGAAATTCCTGAATTCGTTTTTGTTCTCTTGATGTGTTAATCCACACACCTTCTTTGCTTGGAGGATAGTATTCGTATGCTCCAGTGCCACCCGCAAATGCTGCTCTCATCCACGAAGAGTTGTGGTTGAATGGAAAATCTTTGTGGAAGTGGCTCAATACTAAAATATCATTCATCACTTGTTTCCTTCCTTTTCTTAAAGTCAATCTTCGGTGTGACAATTGCTGCTATCATTGCTTTGCGATAGTCAGTTTTACGATCACACTTTCCCATTCCTATCAAAGAAATCTTTAATAGTTTATTCATTCTAAAATTTGAGTTTGGTTTCATTACCATGTCCACGATACACAAGAGTAACGTGTTCCTTTCGTCACAGGGTTTACTTTATGGGGATATAAAAAAGTTGAGGGAAATATCATTAAGTCACCAGTTTTGAGTTTGATTTCTTTATCTTCCCACATAATAAATTCACCACCTTCATAATCTTCATTGAGCACCCCCACAATAGAAAGTGTTGGGATACCTTTTCTTTCACCATCAAACATACTCTGAATGTGGTCACAATGTAATTCCATCTGTGTACCTGTTCGGTAACGATTGAATCGTAGTTCAGTATAACCTTTCCACGAACCAAACCATTTGAAGTTTAATTCTTCACAGTATCTATTAAGACCATTCCAAATTTCATCCATAAAATAGTCTTTAGTTTCTATATCCGAATATGAAACAGAAAGTTCATGCTCATATGAAACGTAAATATTTTGTATATCGTTGTAGAATTCGTGAGTTTTAAACTCTTCCTCTTTTTTCTCTAAGAGTTTTACCGATTTTTTACACTTTTTTTTGTCAAGTATATTATAAACTTTGACATAAGATTCTATATTTCTATCCATTATATACCTTTTAATAAGTGGGGCATGAAGCCCCACTCCTTATGATGCTAGATTGTCAGCGTATGTTGAACGATCTAAATGTCTTTGCTGCTCTTGTAAGAGTTGTGGTTTAAACTCTTTCAAGTCATTACCAATTTCAATCTTACGTGGTTTCTTGTGTTCGGGAATAATGTTCTCAAGTCCTACACGTAGAATACCGTCTTTGATTTCAGCACCTTTCACTTCAATGGTGTCTGCGATTGTAATTACTTTGGTGAAAGAACGAGTGCCGATGCCACGATGTAGATAGTTCGATTCATCTTTGTCTTTCTTATCACCTCTGATTGTCAAGTTACCTTCTTGTACTTGAATATCAATTTCATCTTTAGTAAACCCTGCAACGGCAAGTTCTACAACATACTTATTGTCATCTGCTTTGATGATGTTGTGTGGTGGGAAAGTTGATGGTTTGATTTCACTATCAAGAATTTTCTCAA